CACTATATTTAGATAAATTAAAGGTTGGGTCTAGTGTTTTAGGACTTTCTACCTTCATAATTATCTGGTCGTCATATAAAAGAATATACTTTATTCCTTTATATTGTATCTTTTGACCTGCATGTTTACCATAACATACATAGTCATTTAATTCACACCAAGGTCCTTTTGGAAACTTTTCCATATCATGATAAGCTAAATCACCCATAGCAACAACTTGTCCTACTGTAGTAAGATAAGCCATATCATCTCTGGTAGAGTCTGGTAATAATATACCACCTTTAGTTTTTTCTTTAACAGAAACAGGTCTTACTAAAATATGATACCCAGGTAAATCTGGTAACACATCTGGATTTTCTTTATCTTCACTAGAAATCCACATATCATTTTTAATACTTTTTGCCATGCCTACTTGTTGCATTATTCTTCTTCTCCTTCATACATTTGTTTAATTATATTTTTTATAACATCTATAGACCATTCAATACCTTGAATACGACCTACTAGATGCTTATAATTAGCGAATGAATCTGCTTGTCCATTCGCTAAATTAAGTCTTAATAAATTTAACTCTTCTTCAAACTTACGAAGAGCTTCGTTAGATACTTCCATTTAATTATGCTGCAAATGCAAAAGCACCTTTAACAGCATCATCTGAACCAGTCATTTTAGATGCTATATGCCATGTACCTTTTTCATAACAAATAAAAGCTATCATGCTTCCAGTTGTAAAAAGATTTGTTGCTGCATCAACAGGTGTAAAAACTAATTGAGTTTCACCTGCTGTAGAAATATCAAAAGTTACTTCATCACTTCCTCTTGATTCAATAACTGAGCCAGTTGCCCAAACATCACTTCCTGCTGCATCAAATGTTAAAGTATTAGTTCCACCTGCAGTATCTAATGCTTGTACATAAACACATACTGAACCTGCTTCTGCTGCAGGTAAAGTTGCTGCACAAGCTGCAGCTCCTGTATAATTTACTACGTTTAATGAATTATCATCTAGTTCAATAGATGAACCAGTTGCTAAATCATTAAGTGCTAATCCAGTTAAGTCAGGCATACCTGAACTCATTCTACTTTGTGTAATTGCTCCAGTATCTGCATTTTTGGTTATAACTTTAAAACCTTTTTCAGACCTGACTGGACCATTAAAAGTTGTATTTGCCATTTTTATTCTCCTTAAATAAAATTAACCTGTCGTCTTGGCATGTCTGCTAGGGCAGTCGACAGGCATAAAATATCCCTAGTTACTTTCTTTTTGAGCATCTTGTAAAATAGCTTTAGACATTACATCTAATAGTTTCATACTTCTTTCTCTATCATCTAAAGTTTCCATACTTGCTACTTTTTCTAAAGCTTGTGCTCGTATCTTTTCTAAATCTATTTGTGACTTTTGTTCTGCTATTTCTGACTTTGCAATTAAATCTAATAGTTTCATAGTTTCTTTACTTTGTCTATCAAGGTCAGATTTTTCTTTTCTTAACATAGCAGACTGTCCTGCAACTCCTGCATCTTTCATTAACTTAGCTTCTTCAAGCTGTAACTTTTGAGCATCTAATGTAGATTCAACATTTAGTTTAGCTTCTTCCATTTTTAATTCTTTTTCTTTTAATCCTACTTCAGCTTGTTTTAATGCAACTAATTGTTGTTCAGGTGATTGTGCCTGACCTAAAGCTTGATTAGCATTTAATACTTGTTGTGCTGCTTGAGCCATAGCCATTTCTGCTATTGTAGGAACTTGTGCTTGTTCTGGTGGTAACTGTTCTAGTCCCATTCTTGTAATACCATTTACTTGTTCTTGATAACGCATTACAGAATGTTCTTGAATGTTAGCTTCTAATATTGGTTTTAATCTAGCCATAATAGGATTAGCACCATTCTTAGGGTCTTGTAAATATGCCATCTTTGCTTGAATATGAGCATCATGATTTTGACCTTCAAAAGCTTTGATAGGGATACCTTTTGTTGCTGCCATAATATCTGATATTGGGTCCATAGGTTGTGGTTCTTTTTTAGGTGGTAATATCTGTTCTACATTAGGCATATTAGCAGCATTTAAAATTGTTCTATTTAATGCTTCTATATTAAACATACCAGGAGGGGATTGCTGTGCCATTTGGAGAGCCATTTGAGCTAGCATCATCCTATGTGCATTAGAAGGAATGTTAGGGTCTGAGACAGGGATTACATCAACCCTTCCATCAAAATCTTTCTTAAACACACTTTGTTCAGCATAAGGTACTTCATAAGGATACTCCATAGGTAAATATTCTGAATCTATACGAGCAAGAATTTTAAACTCTTCTCTTTGAGCTTTATGTAATCTTTTATGTATAGCTGAGAAAAATTTACTAGAAGCTTCTAATAAAGCCATAGTGGTTCCAACAGGACCATAAGATGCTGCATCAGAAACAATCTGTTCTGTGCTATCAGCAAACTTTTGACCTGCTGCTGTAACGAAACCTAGCATCTGAAATAGAGTAGAGGAAGGCTCTTTATAGGGGAGAGGAATAATTGCCTTGCTGAGGTCTACTCCAGTTGCTTCGATTTCTTTAAATTCACCAGGACTTATTGGTTCATTGTCTCCAACAAGTCTAACACCTTTTGCTTTAAAACCTCCTGGTAAGTTTGCAAATTGACCTGCGTCTACTAAGCTTCTCATAGCTGCTGTTGCAGTCATAGTTAAGTTGCCTAGAAAGTGCATCAAGCCAAACCCATAAAATCCAAATCCAGGAACAAATCTGTAGTGGACAAAATGGGAAATCTTTTGTTGTTGTTTATCTTCTTTCTTATAGTTTCTTCTAATACTTAAAACAGTTCTGGATTGCTCTTCCACAGTAACAATGTAGGGAAGAGCATAGTTTTCATCTATTTCTAAATAACAATGTTGTTCTAATAATGTATATTGTGGGTCACTATTATCTGTAGGAGATAATCCTAAAATAGTATCCATCTTTTCTGATAAAGATGTAGGACTAGGATAAGTTGCTTCAGGTAAATCTATTTCATCATAGATACCTGTACGCATATCCTTTGCTAAATCTACTGGACTTCTATAAATAACATGTGTGTATCTATCTGCTTTATTTAAATTAGAAGCATAGTAAGAAACATAAAATTGGTCTATAGGAACAAACTCTGATACTGGTCTTTTTAAATTAGCATCATAATAAACTTTTTTAAATGCAGAACCTATTAAAGGTAAATGAAATAACATTCTTTCAAACTCATCAAAATATTCTGGCATCTGCTCAGTTACTTGATAGTTCATAAAATCTTTTACTCTATTAGATTGTAATTCTCTTTCAGGAGTTACCTTTCCTAATATCTGTGTTTTAACTGGACCATTAGCAGGAAACATTTCTTGTATAGCTTTTGATTGAAACTTAACTGCTGATTCAATTAACATAGGATGTACTGCTGTACATGCACCCTCAAAAGGTTCAGAAGTATCTTGTATCTTTAATCCTAATAAATCAAATCCTCTTTCAAACATAGACTCCCACTCTGCTCTGGAATCTTTATCTGCTGTGTAATTATTAATTACATTTTCTGCTATCTCTGCTAATCTTTCATCATCTAAATCATCAGCAATGTTACCATACCATTCTTTCATTTCACCTTCAGGTTCCATTTCGATATTAACCTCAGTAAAATCTACAGTAACTCCCCCATCTTCATCTGCTTCAAAAGTTGGCGAACCTGCTGCTTCTTTAATTTGTTCTGGAAGCTTCACTACATTTGATAATGTTTGCTCTATTTTATCAAATGGATTTTTTTCTATTGCCATTATATTACTCTCTGTGTATTATAGTTATCATTACGTATTACCATACCACCTTTTTTAAATTTAAAATCTTTAGGCTTTCCTTTAACAACTCCTTTACCTAAAACTAAAGGACCTAGTTGTAAAACTTCATCTGCTGCTAAAATAGGTTCACCAGTTTTTTTATCATAAAAATAACTATGTCTAAAAGGATTCATTCCTATTTGAACATATTCTGAATTAGGGTCATTTAATTCTAGTTGTATTTTATTATAAACATTTTCAGTAGGAGCATCTAAATAATCTCCATGTATTCTTCCTATTGTTGCTTTTGGTGTTTTTCCTCTAGCAATATTTAAACCACCTTTTTCAGATGATTTAAATTCAACATTTTTTAAAACAGCACTTTGTCCATATCCAATAGCTTTACCACCTGTCTTAGTTCCATCATGTAATGATACAATCCATGTATCATAATTTTCATAAGCAGGAATATCTAAACGTGAAGCCACTCTTTTACCATCTAAATCAGCTCCTTTTTTATTTATACCTACTACACCTTCTTCTAACTGATTAGATTTCAATGTTCCTTGTATTCTTTTTAAAGAAGGAACTTCTGGCATCTCTGTAATTAAATTTATTGGTTGATATGCTTTTACAACTCTATCATAAAATTCTTTATCAATTTTTCCTTCATAAAGTTTTTGAGCTGCTATTTGAACTTCAGGTATTCTTTTTTGTTTTTGATTAACTTTATATTTCTTTTTTATATCTTCTAATGAAAGGTCTTCATCAGATATATTTTTTAAATCATCTTTTGTTTTATTTTTTTTAGCATAAGCTTCAAGAACTTCTTGTGCTTTAGATGTAGAAGAACCTCCTTTAACTAAAAGTTCTGCAATACCTGATAATGCTTTTGTCATAATTTCCCCTATTAATTGTTATTATAGCACTAAGTTCTCCAGTATGCAACCTTTTTTTTCATAGGTGGGTCATCCCACTCTGGGTCTTCAGGATGTTCTAGGTGCCATGACTCTTTCATATAGTGTATTGCCATAGTCATTGCATCAACCTGGTCATCATGTGCTGCATTTGGAAAACGTAATAGTTCTTCTAATAAATCTTCTGACCATTTTCTATTGCTAGGTATCCATACTCTTCCTGCTTCTATCATAGGAGTTGCAGAATATACTCTAGCTACTTTATCTCTATCAGGTAAATATTCTAAAACAGGTAATCCTGCTCTTCGCATATCCTGTATGAGTGATTGACCAGATGCTTTCTTTTCTATCATACAAACATCAGGTCTATGTTCATCATATAATTGTTGTGCTATACGTCTTAACTCTGGATATTCAAATCTACCTTTAATATTTCCTAATAATATTAGTTGAGCTACATATTGTTCATAACCATCTTCTGTTTCTTCATAAGTATGAAAGATTCCCCAAGTTTGTATTACACTATAGTCTGCAGTTCTTGATGTGGAGAACGCAGTATCATACGTTTGTATTATAAAATCACAAGGTGGTGGCTCTTCATCATCCCAATACTGTATCCATTTCTTTTTTATTATTCCTCCTTCATCAGGAGTTGGGTCTTGCATATAAAGTGCGTTCCAATATCTAGACCCATTAGATGCTTTTATCTCTGCTTCGTCTACCTTGAGAACATCATCAGGTTTCCACTCTGGAAAATAGCTTGAACCCACAGGCAACTGCAGTAACGAAGCTGACTCCTCGTCTAACCACGCAGGTATACGCACTACATCCCAGGGAGTTACAGCATAATCACCCACATTCTCTTCTTGTTTTAGTAACCACCCACATAAATCGTCATAATGGTATCTTGTATTAATAATTAAGATAGAACCATTGGGCATAATACGTGTTCGTAGTCCTGATGGATACCATTCTTTTACATATCTTCTTCCTGCTGCAGAGAATGAGTCCTCTTCAGACATCACATCATCTAATATAGC